CCTCCTCAACCAGCCCCAGTAGCTCCACCTCCACAGTCGGCCCCCGACCTAGTGGTAACAGAGCAAGGAAAAGGTACTGACGGAAAGGTTAAGGGAACGGAGAACCGTAAGAAGTTACGGGAAGAGAAGAGGAAGAAAGGATCTGGACAGCTAGCAGCTCCTGATGAGAAGAAAGTAACCACAACAGATGGTACTGTAAACACAGGAGACGCATCGAAAGGTGGCACTGGCGGCGGAACAACAAATCAATCATTGAATATTAAAGCACGATAACAAATGGAACTTGCAAGAGTCAGATATAGTCAATTAACTAGTCATCGCTCTGCATTTCTCGACGTTGCTATCGACTGTGCTAAGCTTACTATACCTACATTACTTCTAACAGAAGAAACGGCCACGCCGTACAGTAGGTTCAGTACCCCTTGGCAATCAGTCGGTGCTAAAGGTGTAGTAACTCTAGCCTCTAAGCTTATGCTAGGGTTACTCCCACCTTCTACAAGCTTTTTCAAACTCCAACTAGATGATTCTAAACTAGGAATGGAGTTTACACCTGATCAAAAGAGTGAATTAGATTTAAGCTTTGCTAAGATAGAACGCATGGTCATGGATAGCATTGCAGCTTCTACTGATCGGGTTCAAGTCTTCGCAGCTCTTAAACATTTAGTTGTTGCAGGTAATGCTCTTCTTTACATGGGTAAAGATGGTATGAAGATGTACCCATTGAATAGGTACGTAGTAGAGAGAGATGGAAACGGTAATGTTACTGAGATTGTAACCCGTGAAAAGGTAAGCCGTAAGATACTCGGCGAACAATTTAAAGTACCTCCTATTGATAATCAATCAGTTGTTGACAGCAGCACAGGAGGACACGACAAGGATGTAGATGTCTACACTTGTGTCAAGAAAAACAAAAAAGGATGGTACTGGTATCAAGAAGCTGATGATAAATTAATCCCTGGCTCTGAAGGTAAATCACCTAAAGAGAAATCACCATGGTTACCTCTAAGGTTTGTAACAGTAGACGGTGAGGATTATGGTAGGTCCAGAGTAGAGGAGTTCCTCGGCGACCTGAAATCTTTAGAAGCATTGATGCAAGCCCTCGTTGAAGGGTCAGCAGCAGCAGCAAAGGTTGTCTTTACAGTATCTCCATCCTCCACAACTAAACCAGCTAGCTTAGCTAATGCAGCTAACGGTGCTATCATACAAGGAAGACCTGACGACATTGGTGTCGTACAAGTGGCGAAACAGGCAGACTTCCAGACAGCATTTCACCTAGCAGGTGTGATAGAAAAAAGAATAGCAGAAGCATTTTTAATACTGAATCCTAGACAGTCAGAGCGTACTACTGCAGAAGAAGTACGTATGACACAGATGGAATTAGAACAGCAGCTAGGAGGTTTATTCTCACTGTTAACTACTGAGTTCTTAATACCATACTTAGATAGGAAGATGCATGTGTTACAAACTGCTAAGAAAATCCCACCTGTACCTAAAGGTTTGGTAAATCCTGTTATAGTAGCAGGTATAAATGCTCTTGGTAGAGGCCAGGATCGTGAAGCATTGGTACAATTCATAGGTACTATTGCTCAGACAATGGGGCCAGAAGCTATTGCACAGTACATGAATCCTGATGAAGCTATCAAGAGATTAGCAGCTGCACAAGGTATTGATTACCTTAACTTAGTTAAGAGTGTACAGGAACGTAACCAAGAACAGGCACAGCAACAGCAACAGATGCAGCAAGCAACTATGATGCAGCAAGCTGGACAATTAGCAGGTACTCCAATGATGGATCCTACTAAAAACCCTGAAGCTAAAGATGCTATGAGAACAGTTCTACAAGGAATGGGACAACAACAACAAGCACAACCACAACCCGCACCCGCGTAACAAATGGCAGATACAATTACATATGATCCTTCTCAAGATCCTGAATTGGATGCAGCTAATGAGGCTAGAGACGCTGAGAATCTAGCCCAAGGCGAGAAGATGATTGATGAGCAGGCTGAGTTGCTTGCTGGAAAATATAAAAACGCTGAGGATCTGGAGGCGGCCTACCTAGAACTTCAAAAGAAGATGGGAGAGGGTACCCCCGACGAGGTATCTGAAGATGTAAAGGAAGAGGTAGCGAACCAAGCTTATCTAGAAGATGGTAACGTTGACTATGATACTGTTGAAACAGTGTATGGTGAACAGATTACTGAAGTTATGGAGAAAGCTGGTATTGATCCTTGGAAGATGAACAATCACTTCCTAGATAATCAGGGTACTCTCACCCCAGAAATGACAAAGCAGTTAACTGATGCTGGCTTCCCACAAGAAACAGTAGAAGCTTACTTAAGAGGTGCTAGAGAAACAATGGGCTTAGCACCTGCACCTCAAGCTTTATCAGATGCTGACATTACTGAAGTACAAAACCTTGCAGGAGGTAGAGAAGCTTATGAGAATTTAACATCATGGGCTGAGAAGAATCTATCAGATGAGGATGTTAATGCTTTTGATGAGGTAATGAATACAGGTAACAAAGCTGCTGTAAGATTTGCAGTGAAGGCACTCAATGCTCAGTATGAAGATGCTGTAGGCAGAGAACCTAACCTTGTAACAGGTAAAACTTCAATACGAGGTGATAAGTATCGCAGTATGGCAGAAGTTGTACGTGATATGGAAAGCCCTGAGTACGAAGCAAATGATGCTTATCGTTTAGATGTAATGCAAAAACTAGAACGTTCTAATTTAAAAGTATGACAACACAAGGAGTTAAATCCGGTAGGATTAAAGAAGAAGCCCAGCTTATTGTAGATAGCAAAGGAACTCAAGGGCTCTCTGAGCAACAGTTTAAAGATCGTTGGGGCAAGACCCCAGCCGAAGCCCTAGGTTCATCTAAGAAAGATGAGTAAAGTATCTAAGAAAGCTATTAAGGCTATCAAGAAAAAGATAACTGATCCTAAAAATGTCAGCCCTGTATCTAATATCACTAGAGCTGCACAGAAAAGATCTGACCTATATAAATCCATGCTAGAAGGATACGGTCACTAATGGCACCCCGTTATAGATTTTTAAGCGGGAACAAGAAAAAGAAAAAGAAGAAAGTGAAGAAAGATAAACCAAAGAAGATGTCCTACAACTAGCGCCGACCTGACTTATCATCCTCGGCCAAGTACATCTATTTTTTCTTTCATGTCACAAAGAAACGTCTATGCCCGTGAGCCACAAGTAGAAGTAATCGATCAAGATTATTTTGAGAATGCAGAACGAGTTAATGGCCAGCTAGCAATGCTTGGTATCATAGCTGCACTTGGTTCATACATATTTACTGGACAAATCATCCCTGGTATATTCTAGGGAGACCCACGCCGCGTCCGTTCATTCTCTTATGAGAACGCATGAAACCACATCATGGAACGGGGATGTGGTACTAAGGAGAAGTCTAATGCAAACCGCAAAAAAGACCCAACTAAAGTATCGCGGCGTGCCTTATACACGAACACGTTAAACTATTTTAATGAAAAAACTAGCCTTGATCCTTGCCTCGGTATTCACAACAGCAGGAGCTGCAGTCGCAGGCCCCTACGTCAACGTAGAATCCAACGCATCTTATACAGGATCTGACTACAAAAATCGTACCACTGACTTCCATGTTGGTTATGAAGGCACAGAAGGAGCACTTGACTATTATGTACAAGGTGGTCCTGCCCTCGTCAATACCGACGGCGAAGACGGTGACACACAGCTCTCTGCTAAAGCAGGTGCTAGTGTAAACGCCACAGATAAGCTCAATGTCTACGGAGAAGTCTCAGTTCTAACTGCAGATGGAGATGTAGATAATGACTGGGGTACTAAGATAGGAGCTAAGTACGCTTTCTAAATGAAGTACCTTGAATCCCCATGGAGTATAGTTTTCTTACTCCTGGGGTTCTTTACCTTTATTGAAACTCTACACATGTCTGAACATGAGCACTGTAGAGTTTGTCCCGAATGTCCACTTTATGAGGAATACTAATGTACTCACTATTTGATTATTACTTTACTCCACCAACTCGTACCGTTTATGTAGTATCAGAGGAGCAACTTGAAAAACTTAAAGTCACCCAAAAGCAAGCCGAGATTAAAGAAGTCAAAGTCCAACTCACCGAACTTGACAATGCGTATAATCGCAGAAAATCAGAGTTTCAGGATACTCTGGCCGCACTTGAAGCTGAAGTGAAAAAACTAGAACCAGTTAAAGATGGAGAAAGCTAACGTAACTTGGATGGGAAAAGAAAACCAATCCGAGATAGATATCAGTGATCCTAAAGCCGAAGCTAAAAGGATTGATGACTACATGAACAATGAGACCGAAGAGTATGAGTCCCTTGAAGAAGCCCTTACCTCCTGAAGATGTACCACACTACAGCAACATAGAACTATTTCCTACCTTAGTTTGGCAGATAAATCTAGGTGATACTATTTCTGACAAAGGTAAGAAAGTCATTACAGACTCCCTTAAGGATAGTAGAGAAAATCCTTTAGGCAATATTACTAGTAAAGATTCTTTTGTGTTAGAGCATCCAGATTTAAAAGAATTTAAAGATACTTTACTACTGCATACAAGAAATTACTTTGATTTTACTCAACACCCACCTAAAGAAACTGATATATACATCACTCAATCATGGACTAATTTAACTAGAAAGAATGAGATGCATGCAGGGCATTCACATGCTAATAGTTTGGTCAGTGCTGTATATTATCATCAAACAAATAAGGATATGATAACTTTTTATAATGTTCTAGGGGGTGGGTTAACTCAATTACTTGTTGCTTCAGAGCGTTATGATAAATATAATGCACAAAGCTGGATAGTAGATGTAAAGGATTATGATCTACTGATCTTCCCATCTAAGCTTTCTCATTCAGTACCTAAAAAAGAAAGTACAGGAGACCGCATTAGTCTTGCTTACAATACATTTTTTAAAGGTAGTTTAGGTACTAAAGAAACTTTAACTGAATTGAAAGTAAATGATTGGGAAGAGTTGGGTTGGAGTAGAATTAAAGAATAACAGGAAAGGAGGCACCTCAGAGTCGGACCTCCTTTTCATTGGCACAGGCCCTGTACGCAGGATACCCTTTGCCGTCTAGACGGTAGGGAAAGACCTACAAAAAACGCGCAAACAATTTCAGCTGAGAAAAATTATATAAACTTTTTAAAAGATAAATGGCTAATGCTCTGACTACCGCCCTAGGTAGGATTAACAGTACTGCCTCAACCCCACTAGCCCTGACTACTAACCAGGCTGGTTATGATGCTAAGTACGGTACCTATCTAAAGCTCTTCTCAGGAGAGCTGTTCAAGGGCTTCCAGCATAACACAATCGCCAGGAATCTTGTCACTCGTCGTACCCTAAAGAACGGCAAATCTTTGCAGTTCATCTATACGGGACGCATGAGCGCGGACTATCATACGCCGGGAACACCCATCCTAGGTACAGAGAACGCGCTACCAGTAGCTGAAAAGACCATCCAAATGGATGACCTCTTAATCAGCTCTGCATTCGTTTACGACCTTGACGAGACACTAGCTCACTACGAGCTACGTGGTGAAATTTCCAAGAAGATTGGATTTGCTCTCGCAGAAAAATATGATAGACTCATCTTCAGAGCTATCTCTCGCGGTGCTAGAGCCGCACACCCCATCTCGGCTACCGGTAAGGTTGAGCCAGGTGGATCTACAATCCAGGTAGGTACCGGTACAGGTGCAGCC